TATCGTCAGCAAGCTCCCATGCAGCGTGTTTGGGCGTTTGCCGATGCCATTAGCCGTCCGGCAAGCGTCGGGCAGGTTGTCCTAAGATTAGGGAACCAACGTCCCGCCAGCTTTGAGATAGACGGCCTGTAAATCGTTCATGGTGTTGCGGCGCTGTCCGTAAGGAGAACCCGGCAGGCTTGCCCAGATCGCCGCGCATTTGAAGGCCGCACCGGAGAGATTCCCTGCGTCAATATCAGCCAATGCCCGCCGTTCGGAAATTTGCCGCAGCGCTATGGCATCCTGAGATGCAGGTGAGAAATCCGGCAACCCAAGCATTTTTTTGTAAGCGTCGAAATATCTGGCGAGCAGCTGATAACGCCCCGCCGCTGTCGAATTCAAATCCGCATTGAAGATGCGTGGGTGGTCGGCGTAGCTATGAAACAGCAGCGGATGCGCGGGCGTGGCGCCGCACAGGACGTTATAGCCATTGTCGCTGCCGGGAATGGTCGAAGTTCCCTCCGACCATGCTATCATGTCGAGGAACGCTGTGCGATTGGTCGGCATTAGAGTGTGCTCGACCAGTCAAAGTAGCGGCCCAGGCTGTCGGTGAAGGCCGAAAATTCAAAATCAGGGACGGTGAAATCTTCATTCTTGAAGTCCCAACTCATCTTCGTCGGGATGGCGGCATAGAGGGTAAGGCACATATTATTTCCGGCATAATTGTTGCTGAGCTGCAGCCGGAACTGTGGCGAAGCCCCCATCAGCTGATTGACCGCAGTGATGCGGTTGCCGGTGGAAGTCTCGAAGTAAGCGTAGGAGATGATCACCTTAACGCCAGCCGTTTCATCCGCCGCGGCGAAGGTATAAGTGCCGCTCGTCATGTCGCAGGAATACTGGCCAGCCGCAGGCGCCGATGCGACGCGCGTCATCTGCACGCCGGTTGCGGCATTGAACACGCCGAGATCTACACCAGGATTGCCCGAAGACATTGCCGAGCCGTTGGCGACGATAAGCTCATAGGGCGTGGCAGGAATTGCCGTGCCGTTGGGGCCGCCTTCGTCGACGATTTGAATCTGCTCGCCGGTTGCAAGCGTCTGGCCAAGGAAAGCGTCATTGAGCTGGCGGGCATTGAGATTGGCGATTTTGGCCTTGCCGGTGATTTTCTGCTGGCCGCGCGCGACTGCAACGGGTGCCTGATACTGACCGTACAGTTCCTTCACCTCAAAAGACATATCGACGCTTACATCCTGAAGCGTGCCGATGCGGGTGGGCGTCGGCACGGCGATGTCGGTGCGCACAAGAAACAGTGTTCCGGCGCCGAAATTGTATTGCTGTAGCATAAGGTAACTCCTCTTAAGGGATATGCCGTCATCACGACGGTACGGATGCCTTGCCGAAGGGCCTGTTAGGGCTTTCCATGGGTCTAACCGATGGAATTAGGGAACCAGAATTTTGACGGGAATAATCGCCTTGGCGATGCCGTCCAGCACGCCGGGAAACTGTTCGATTTCGCCTTCTATCCAGGCATGCGAGACAATACCGCCCAAGGTTTGCGCATTGGAATTGACGCCAGGCAGCAACGCTGCCTCGACGGCATCGATGATATCATTGAGCGCCTGCTCCGGGTTGGCATTCGGGTCTTTGCCTGCATCGGTATAGACCCAAAGTTCTGCCGTGATCGTGCGTTTAGGCGGTAATCCACGCACTTCCCGCTGCGGATATTGCGTTCCGGTCGATTGAACGAACAGAGCGGGAAAGGATGCGACTTTGCTCCATAATAAAAGACGGCGGCCACTCGTATTGAATGTGGCCGCCGTAAGCGCAAGGGAGAACAATGCCTGTATGATAGTTTCGCGGCTAGGCGTCATCGTTGAAAGCCTTTGCTGATTCGTCGATCACCTGCTGCAGCTGCGCCGTCGCGTCGCCCTCCACATCGGCAAGTCCGCCTCGCAGGTAAACCCGCGCGTCGATATTGGCGATGCGCGAATAAGCGCTGACATCGATGCGTTTGGGCGAAATGTCGCGCCCGAAGGCTTCAGAAATCGTGCGCTGATAAGCGCGGGACTTTACTCCCCGATGCGCACCATATTCGAGCGCCGCTGCTTTGACGTATTCCGATTTGGTGAGGCCACCTTCAAGCGTCACTAGACCTTTAATTTTTCGCGGATCGTCGAAAACACGGGATACAATTTCATCTTTGAGCTTGCCGGTGCGATCAGGCGTCAGCGCTTGAACCCGGCCTTCCAATGCGTCTGTCAGTGCACGAATTTTCGCCAGCAAAGAATCGTGAAGTTCCTTCGGCCATTCGCTGAAACGGGCGACAACACGGCGGTCGCCGGTAATGATGGCATCAAAATCCATAAATTATGTCGCCAGCGGCACACGATATTTTTCAAGCGTTGCCGCAATGTCGGGTGGAAACGCCCCGGTCTGGCCGGGCATGGCGCCGACCCAGTATTGCTCAGTGCCGATATTGGGTTCGCCCTGGCTTTTCAGGAACGGATCGCGGCCACGCGCCTTGAAGCGCGCGGTAACCAGCCGGAGTACGGCCATTTCCAGATCAGGCGGCGGGCTGCCGGAGCCAGCCTCAAAATAGCCCGCCGTGTACTGGACGGTATATTGGTCAGGATTCCAACCAGTGGGATATCCAGTATTCGGATCGATCTTCGTAAGCCAGCCGCGCGCGGCATCAAGCACAAAGTCCATGCCCGCAGTCAGCGTATTGCCGGTATTGAGCGCGACGGTGTCGATGACCGAAGCGACCGACACCACCGGCCAGCGTGAAAGCAGCAGCTCGGAAAGCATGCCGGTAACCTGATAAGGATACGGATCGCGGTCAGGATAAATGACATCCTGCACCGTTTCGATGGGAAACACGCGGTTGCAGTATTGCGCCACCAGCGCCGATTGCTCGGTGATAAACCGGGCAAGCGTGGCATCGCTTGAAGTGTCAGTGCCGGGGATGGCGAGATCGTCCTTAATATTCTCCAGCGTTGTCAGGTCGTAATTTGACGCCGCCGTTATAACAGTTGAGACGATTCGGACGGGCATGGCACATTCCGTTTGCGGGTTCGGTAAGGTTTGCTGGTTGATGGAGGTGGAGGGGCTGGCTCTGCTTTGCCATCAAATGTGCTGATGACGTGCTTGGCAGCGCCCGTTTCAATCAGCCTTCGGGCTATAGCATCCGTCACCACTCGTTTTTCACCGGCACGCTGCGGGCGCATATCGCGCGTAAATTCGATCATCTTCATGGCTTATACCGCCGCCAATTCGCGTTCTCCGCCAAGAACAATGTCGGCGGCAACCAGTATCTCCGGCGAACTGCCACCGGTAAAGGCAACGATTGCTACCGCACGGATAAAGCGATTGGCGCTCGTCAGGTCAATCGCGGCGGTGTTTTCGCTGCTAACGGCGGTGAGAGCAGCCGTTTCCTGCGTAACCGTGTTGATCTGATAATCGCTCCAGTTCGTATTGTCCGGCGAATGCTGAAGCTTTGTCTGGACGCTGAGCGCTGTAGGAGCGCCGCTATCCGCGCCGACCACCTGGTGCAAAACGCAGGAGTTGGCCATGTTGTGCGAAACGCGGTCGATGCTGGCACCGTTGATGGTACCGGCAGCGGCATTTTGCGGAAACACGCTGGTCATGGGAACGACGAGCGAGCCGATATTATGTTGGGCGACAAGAGCAGACATAGGATTTTCTCCAGATTAAAAGGGTTATGAGTGGGTGGCCGCTTATTGGGCGAGCGCTTACTGGACGACGGGCGACCAGCGGACGAACTGCAGCACGACGCAGCCGGAGTCATGGCGAAGCTGGAAGTCATGCTCGGCGATGGCGCGGATAAGCGTCTGATCATACTGGAAGGCCGACACCGTGTTGCCATTGGCATCGGTGTAGGTGCCTTCCCGCGATACGGCGAGCTCCAGGCTCATCGAGTCGAGGATCATGGCTTCGTTCATTTCCGCGAGGATGATGAACGAGCAGTCATGGTTCGTGCCGGTGGCGTCCCAGATATTGGTTGGAATCTGGGTGGTCTTCTTGAACGGATAGCCGTAGAGCGTACCCTTCGACAATTCGTCGCGGAATACATAGAGGCCGAGGCTGTTCAGTAAACCGAACAAGTAGTTATAGGTGCGCGGATGCATGAACCACACGCGGCGGCGATCCGGCACGTTAGCGGTATCGAGCCGGTTAATCATGCCGGTCAACTCGGCCACCAGCGTTGCTTCGGTATAGGTCTCGTTCGAGGTGATGAAGTTACCGCCGTTCTGGCCGAGCAGCGGATTGCCGGGGTTGCCGTTGACGGCCGCCACGGAATTGGCGCTCACGCTCCAAATGCCCGCCGTGCCGCCTTGCGACACTGCCCAGGCATTGGCAAAGCCCGTGAAGCCCATCGGCGCCGCCTGAGTACCGTCGCCCAGGAGGAAGGCAAGATCTTCACGCAGCGCGATCACTTCGACCAGATCATCGCGCACCATGGCGTCGATGGCCGGATCGGCGTAGCGCATCAGGTCGTTCGAGATCGGCACCAGCGCCGTCAGTTTCTTGAAGCTGGCAACGATCTGCTTGAGCGTCTGCTGCGACGAGGCAATCTGCGAACCTTCAGCGCCGTAAGTCGCGGTCGCCGGGCTTGCCTGACCGGGCAGCGTCATCGTGCCGCGCGGCATCGGAATGACGCGCGGATTGGCGCCGCGCACCACCGCTGCCGGACGCAGCAGTTCGATGATTTCGTTCATGTAATCGGGCGGAACGATGAAGCCGCCAGCCGGGCCGGTCGATGCGACCAGCGCGCGGGTAACGGGATGGTTTTCGCCGTAGACTTCGGCCGATGCCTGGCGGGCATTGAACAGATTGCCGCCGCCATACGCCATCATCTTGGCCGCAGCGCCGATGACGAGGCTGCGTTCCTTGACGTACTTATCCGTCTGCACCGTTGCCGGAGCTTTATTCTCCGGCGTTTCCTGTCCGGCAACCGGCTGCGCGGTGCCTGCGGAAAGCGCTTGCGCTTCTTTCGCGCGGGCAATCTGCGCGTCAAGGTCGGTAACGGCACGTTTCTTCACCTCATAGTCGGCTTGTTCGGCTTCGGTGAGAGAGGGTTTCTCGGCAAACACCTTGAATTCATCAAAGGCATGCGCACGTTGCTTGGTAAGCTCAGAGATTTTAGTCATAAAATAGGGCTCCATCTAAAAGGGACAGTCCGTCGTCACGACGGTCTAGCGCCTTGCCCAAGGGCGGTTGGGGCATCGACTGGCGCGGGCTGCGCCAGTCGAAAGTCAGGTTTTCTGTGATAAAGCCGAGAGTTCAGCCTGGCGGCGGCGAAGATCGGCGCTGCGCTGATCATCATTCCCGTCACCGGCAGAAGTTTCGGTATCTTCTTCCTCATCCTCGTCGTCATCGTCACCGGCAGGCGGCTTGGTATTTTTCATCGCGGCGCGCACGCAGCGTTGGCATGCCTTTATCGAACGTCCAAGGGCGCGGTGCGCATCACTGGCATCGGCGTGAAGATCGTTAAGGTCAGCGCGGGTATCTTCATCGCCCTCGCTCATCTCCCGGACATTGTCCATTTGATCGCCCAGCGCCTTATGGCGCTCGAGCGCGCGCTGAAGATGCTCATTGGCGTTATCGAGTTGCTTTTTGGTAGCGGCAGGCAGTTTCTTGCCCGCTGGTGTCTGCGTATTCGTCATATCGTTTTTCTCCTGTTGTTGTGCCCGTGCCGTTACCGCTGCGCCGGGATCTGCCGGTACCGAGCAAAAAGAACATTCCAGCAGCTCCCACTTCGTAAAGCGTTGGCCGCCGCGCGGTTGCTTTGGATCGAGTGGTTCGCCGTCGATGACATCGAAGCCGACCGACACGCCCGATACGATTCCGTTTTTGACAAGGCCGCGCACTTCGTCGGCCTTCGGTGAAATGCCGGTCGGCGCAAATGTGATGCGCGCGCGGATTTTATCACCGTCGATCTTCAAATCAGCGGCGCGTCCGACCGGAACATCCGGATTGTGCTGCCAGAGGACAATGGGATTGGCCTGGTAATTGGTCAGGTCGCAGCCGGAAGGTTCTAAAATATGGCCGTCGCGCGCCAGCGTCGAAGTCGAGATAATGACTTCCACTTCATTTTCGCCCAGCGCATTGATCTGGGCGGATACAGCCGCGCGCATCATCGTCATGGATTTTTCTCCGGATAGGTTAAAGTTCGCCCTGCGGATCGAGCTGCGGATCGGGATCGCCGCTGGTTGCAACGCCCGGCTCCGGCAACGTGCCGCTTTCCGGCCTGCCAGCGCCGTCAGGTGCCGTGCCTGTCATGTCGGAGCCGAGCGCCGCCGTGTTGGCAGGTACCATCAGCTTATCGCCGCCTTCCATGGGCGGCAGGCCTTCGGAGCGGCGCACTTCATTTGGCGTCAGGATGCCGGTCAGTACACCCAGGCGCGCGGCGTTGTAGCGCGTCATGATATCGGCGCGCAGCAACTGTCCTTCGTCGAAGTCCACCTCAATGCCTTCCTTGTCGAGGCCGAACACCTGCGTAATCTTTTGCTCGGCAATCACCAGATCGGGCATTACCGTGTGATTAACGTAAGCCTGTTCTTCCTCGGCAGGCGTAATTTTGGTAGAGCTGCTGCCGCCAATAACGCTCAGACGGCTTAAAGGCACATCGTAAAAGCGTGCGATATCGGCGATCTGCAGATTGCGCTGCTGAATGAATTCGAGATCGACAGAGGTTAACTGCACCGCCTGCCAGTCAACGCCTTCCTCCAGCACCGCCGTCTGCCCGACATTCTGCAGGCCGCCAGTAAAGGCTTGCCATTGCTGCTTAAGGCGCTGCGCCGCCGCTTCGGATAGCCGTGTCTTGGCTTTCAACACGCCGGAAGGGCGCGCGCCGTTGCCGACCCAGCGTGCGGCCTGTTGTTCAAGCCCCATCGCAAGGCCAATGGCGTCACGCGCAAGGCCAATGGTCGATACGCCTACCAGCGTGTTGAAGCTGATGCCGCGAAGGTGGAACATATCCTCTTCGGGTACGGCTACCGACATATTTCGCAGCATGGCAATCTGCCAGAGGCCGATGCGGTTGACGTTGTAGAAGATCGAGCCGTCCGAAGCCTCCAGCACCATGACGGCGTCGGGATTGATCGGTATCAGCTCCACCGGGTTGCCGCGGCGGTCACGTAGAATCGCAGCATAGGCATTACCGCGCAGCAGGTAACCCACCATCATCTGCTGCCAGAATTCGAACCAGGTCTGCTGGCGGTTCGGCCTGGCGAACAGCTTGGCGATGACATGATCCTTGACCAGCGTGCGCCCGCCGTCCTTATTCGGGACGAACAGGCGCGGCGTGCAGCGCGCAACGTCCTTCGCCCGTATCGCCACGCAGGCATAGACAGCGGAGACCGCCATCGCCGTGGCTTGCGATATCATCAATCCCGTCGCGCTCGGCACGGAGCCAAGCGGCGGGATCATGCCGTAGGACGGCACGCCAGCGGATGCGCGTTCATGCTTGGGCGCGAAGGCGCGCTTAAAAAATCCCGGCATCTTCATCAGAATACCAAGAGGCCGCGTTCCTCATAGACGGAGCCGCCCTGAGCAGTTTGCAACCTTCCCACAGCCATGATGGCAGCGACAATCGCGTCGATGCGTTCGGTGGATTTTTCCTTGTCGGGCTTTTCGTTGCCTGCCGGGTCACGGCGCACCGAAACGTTAGACGCGCACCATGTAGCGACGGGGTTGCCGCCATGCTGTAACGTGCGGCTGATCAGCAGGCGCATGAATTCAGCGGCGGCTGGCCCCATGCTGATAAATCCTTGACCGAATTCAACCATGGTAATTCCCTCGTCCTGAAGATTGCGCACCAGTTCACCGGCGAAGGTACGGTCGTAGGCGATTTCCAGAATGTTGAAGCGGGTCGAGAGTTCGATAATTTCGGCCTCAAGGAACTTGAAATCCGTCGTATTGCCTTCGGTGGCAATCAGGTGACCGTGATCACGCCAGTTCGTGTAAGGCGCGCGGTCGCGCCGCACGCGCCGCAGAATGTCTTCCTGCGGGCACCAGTTGCGCCAGATTATTTTTACTTTTTCATCCGGCAGTTCCGGAGGAAATACCAGGGCCAGAGACGACAAATCGTTGACGCGGGCTAAATCGAGGCCGCCATAGCAAGGCCTGCCGATGAGCTCGTCCTCATTGAACGGTTCGGCGCCATCATCCCATACGCCCATGTCGATCCAGCGCGTAGCCTGTTCCGTCCACTCATTGAGGCGCAGCCGCCTTATGGCATTCTGCTGTGCGGGCATTTCCCGCGCTTCATCGACCTGGCGTTTTAAATCCTCTTCTTTGACGGTGACACCAAGGCTGGGATTCGCTTTCCGCCAGACTTTCGGGTTCGCCCAATCATCTCCCGCATCGATGGTGGCGATATAAGCAAACCAGCTATCGCTTGCCTCCTGCGGCACGCTGCCTTCGAGTGCCTTTATTGAAAACTCATGATGTTGGCGGCACACCGACTGGCGGTTATAGCCAGCGGTGGTGATTTCGAATATCAGCGGCTGGCGCCGCGCGCCGGTCGCCGTATTCAGCTTCTGAATAATCTCCGGGTTCGGATGCTCATGCACTTCATCGACCGCAGCGAAATGCACGTTGAGGCCGTCCATCTTCGAGGCGTCGGCCGATAGCGGCCGGAACCATGACGATGTCGATAGCACCGCCAGATTATTGACAGTGCGCGTAAGCCGCGCCTGCAATGGTGGGCTGGCGCTTACCATGCGTTCGGCTTCGCTAAAAACGATACGCGCCTGATCGCGCGTGGTGGCGGCGGCATACACATGCGCACCTAACTCGTGATCGGCAACCAGAGCATAAAGCGCGGTACCGGCCAGTAAAACCGACTTGCCGTTCTTGCGCGCCACCTCGACGTAAGCGGTGCGGAAACGGCGCAGCCCATCGGCGCGCTTCCATCCATAGAGGGAACCGATGACAAAAGCCTGCCACGGTTGCAGCTCGAACGGCTGGTTTGCCCATTCGCCCGTCGAGTGCCGCAGATGGCCGAAGAAGGCTATCGCATGACGCGCGGCGTCTACATCCCAAAAGAGTCCTCGCTCTCCAGCGTTCTTCAAGTCGTCCAGATGCCGCTTGCAGGCGAGCTTGACAAGTTTCCCGGCGACGACTTTGCCGCTGACCACGGCGCGCGCATAAGACCTGACCGCGCAGACTTTCGTCTTGCGCGGCCTAGACTTATCATTTGCCACGATTCAGGAACTCCTCGAAAGGATCGACTGTTTCGCTCGGCTCCTCCATGCGGATGCGGGAACGCGCAGACGGCGTAAGACCGAATTCACTTTCGATCTGCGCCATCTGATACATGCATTTGTTGGCAACCGCCAGAAACGGGTTCTGGATAACATTGTCGGCTGTCGTCTTGACAATGGGGCCGCGTTTCTTGACTTCCGTTTCCGCTTCAAGCCAGCGGCACCACACGACGGCATAGCGGGCGACTGCACCTGAGTCGAGTTCGGTCATGACACCATAACGTGCCAGCATTTCGGCCATGGCGATGAACTTGGCCTTCTCCCGCTCTTCGAGATGGGGTGGAGGCTCAGGTATGGCCAGAGGCGGCTTTAATTCATTATTGTTCATACGATGCGGACGGGCTGTGCCCTTGACCAGCTTAAGATGCGTTGGCAGTGGTTTGCGTCCAGCCATAGTGATAACCGTTTTTTATGATTGTGGCGCCATTCAGTCGGCACCATTGCGGACAGCGGTTTTGCCCGTGAACTCTTCCCAGCGCCTGACGATCACGTCGCAGTATTTGGGATCGAGCTCGATCAGCCGCGCCTGCCGCCCCAGCTTTTCGCAGGCGATCAGCGTGGTGCCGGAGCCGCCGAAGCTATCGAGCACGATGTCACGGCTCTTGCTGCTATTGTTGATGGCGCGTTCCACCAGCTCCACTGGCTTCATGGTGGGATGCAGTTCGTTCTTTACCGGCTTGTTGACGTGCCACAAATCTCCCTGGTTGCGCGCACCGCACCAGAAGTGATCGATGCCTTGTTTCCAGCCGTAGAGTATAGGTTCATACTGGCGCTGATAGTCGGCGCGGCCAAGCGTGAACGTGTTCTTCGCCCAAATGATGAAGGTCGACCATTTGCCGCCCGCCGCGACGAAAGCCTTCTGCAGCGTATGCAGTTCGCTGGACGACATGCAGATATAGACTGCGCCCTTGCAGACGGTCAGAATATTGACGCAGGCGTCATAGAGAAACGTCTCGAAGCCTTCGCCCAGATTATCATTCAGAATCGCACGGTTCTTTCCGCGCATTTTATCTTTTGCCGTGTTGGCGTAATTTACATTGTAAGGCGGGTCGGTGAACGCCATGTCCGCCAGTGCGCCATCCAGAACTTTTTCCACGTTTGCAAGCACGGTGCTGTCACCGCAGAGCAGGCGATGGTTGCCGAGGGTATAAATATCGCCCGGCTGAGTGACCGGCTCGGCTGGAGCCTCCGGCACCGCGTCATCGTCGGTGAGGCCCGCCGAAGCCTCACCTTCCATCATGCTCTTCAGTTCGCTTGGGTCAAAGCCGGTCAGCCCAAGATCGCAGCCGGAATCCGCTGCATCACGAATGAGAAGTGGGAGCAAATCTGCGTCCCATTCCGCCCAGGTTGCCGAACGGTTGATGGCCAGTCGAAACGTCTGTATCTGCTCTTGCGTCATGTCATCGGCCAGCGAGACGGGAACTTTCGTCATCCCCATCCGTTGCGCCGCTTTAAGGCGTAAATGCCCGTCGATGATCGAGCCGTCGGAAAGCGCCATGATCGGGACGCGGAAGCCATGCCCCTTTATCGTATTCACCATCCTATCGACAGCATGGTCGTTTTTGCGCGGATTGCGTAAGAAAGGAATGAGGCGCGTGATAGGCCAGATTTCAATGGCCATTACCGCAATCAAGTCGTCCACTGAGGGGGGTGACTTTTCTACCGAACTGGTGGGCAACGATTTTGCTTCTTGACGTTTAGGCACAGACACCCCCCCCTCTCTATTTTGGCCACGGATGCGTAAAACCCCAAACCGGTCGCACCGCTGATTTTGCTGTATTTTTAAACCCCCCGCCGGGTGTGAATCCGGTTATGACACCCGCGGTGAATCGCGCGAAGGTTTGACGGATGATCCGAGCCACCGTGTCGCCTCTCGATCAGGTGGTGTGCCGTATCGGCACCACTCTTGCCGCACACATGGCAGACGCCTTTGTCGCGGGCGACTATCGCAGCTGCCAGCTTGCGCCAGGCCTGTGTGCCGTAGGAACGATCCAGCCCGTCGCGGCGCTTCCGCTTCGCGGGGCTCCAGCCGCAAGGCCGGTGGACTGGCGGCTTCCATGGCATGATGTGTCAAATTG